TGGGAACCAGCGGGCCTTGTTAAAGCGCCTAATCAAAAATGCAACCTCAAACCCCGCAAAACCTGAAGTCGGATGGCACGTTGATCTTCTCGTTTGGTATACTATAACGAGACCGAAAGAAGAGCAATTCCCCAATAAGCTGAGTGAGACTGCGTATGTACCGAACTGGCGATCGTCTGCAGGGATGCCATATCCCCCAGAAACGGATAAGATCGATGTTATTAGCCCGTTGTTGCTAAGAGTAAATGAGTTGTTTAAGATGTTTCAAGGTGGTATGACTGTAATTAAGGCGTATATCAAAGCAAATCCTTCTAACTACACTGTTCTAATAAAGAATAAGATGGAGTTATTGGAGACAATAAAATACTTTGAGAAAGTTCGCCCTTACTTTGTGTACCCCGCAGCTTTTCAACTTTTATATTCTATGTTTTTCGACGTGTTGCTTAAAAACATCGTGACTTTCCAAGACGATATGAACAGTTCCTACATGCCTGGTTTCTCTTGGGCTGATGGTGGAGCCGAATACGTCTGGCGGGTGGCGAGACTGTTAGAACCGGGTCGGGCGTGTCCGTTCGTGTATGCTGATGATGTTCACATCCTTGTAAAACTACTGGATGGGAGAGTTTTTCTCCTTACCCCAGATGTTAAAGGATTGGATGGAACATTTCGCTATTTGGACGTCTCACCGATGACCCGGGTAATACTCTCGTTGGTTCCGTTCGCCCCTCAAGTATGGCGAACGATAGCCACACTCGCTGTACATCACGCGATAGCCACTCCCGTGCTGATGGAAGACTCGTTAGTGTTCTTGATACAGTGCATATTAAAGTCAGGAGTACCCGGAACAACTTTCATGGATTACTTGAAGGTCACCAACGCCTTGTTGCCATGTCTAGTTTCGCAAAAAGATGGGAAATATGTCTTCAGAAAGTTTACTGATGAAGATAGTATTGACCGTTTTGTTGTGGAAATGGACAAAAGCTTCACGGCGCATGGTATGACCCTCCACCCTGAGACCCTCGGTAAAGAGTATGTGCTTGATACCACCGGGGAGATGGTGAAAGAGGTAACTGAAAGTAAAATTCTAGGACAGAGGATAAAGCGAATGACGTTTGGTGGGCAGACCGTGTATCTTCCCCTGCCAGACGAACAAAAATTGTTCGCCTCTTTTGTCCGTCCACACATAGCCCCAGGAGAGAAAGAACGATCAAGAATTAGAAGGATCGTTTCACGATGTATGGGGTTGGTTGTGTCTGGAGGGTTTCTTTACCCAGACTTTTATGACTGTGCAAGATACTATTTCGAGAAGCTGATAAGTGAGTATCATCCCAGTGTAGAGGATTTTGGAGACCTGGAGCTCGGTGAGGGATACGACACCAAAGAAGCAGTGGATTTATTTCTCCAATATGAGAAAGATGCCAATGCTCAGGTGATGTCGATAAAATTTAAGCCCTTCCCCGCGCCCTGGGAATTCATGCGCCTCTACACTGGAGTAAATCCCATTGATTCAGATATTCTTCAGCGTCCACTTCGAGGCAATTTCGACATGCCAAAGAGTGCGACGAAACCTGCGGAAGAGTCAGACTCCGCAGAGTTTGCAGTACAGGAGATTGATGAGAAGGAAATGGTTGTGCCTCTTGAGAAGCGGACAATACGCCTTGAAGTTCCCCCGGCTAGTAAGACTCCATATGATCCTGGAGCATTGCCTACATTGACCAAAGAACATGTGGGTAAACCACCGGAGAATTTCAAGCCAAGATTACCAACAACGTTACCAACTCCGAAACAGAATATTGGAAGTGCAGCAGCAAGAGCAAATCAAGCTGAGGCTGTCAAGGAGAAGAGAGGGGCGAAGGGTATCGGTAAAGGGAACAAACTACAAAAGAGCATGACTTTGTATGAAGAGCCAGATGATGACTTGGAACCAGAGCCAGAGGAATTTGAAATCCCTTTATCCGATTCGTTGCCCTCAATCGACACCGAAGACTATAAGTCTCAGACCTACTCTGAGGCATTTTCCGATGACTTTGGTTGACCGTGATTATGTTTAAATGTCGAACAACTTTATTAATTTTTTGTTAGAAATTTTAGGTTCTTGAGAGCCCGGTACGTCCATATTGATTTGTGTACGTTGATTCGTTATTATACATTAGTTTTTAATATTTTACTACTAGAAGGCAAAGAGTGAGCCGCCCCTTTCTTACACACAGG